TCACCGCCTGCTCTTGATAATAGTGATTGATGATCGCCCCACCAAATATAGTTAGAGTTACCATTGATAACATCTTTATAATAATTAGATGTGCCTTGTGCGGATTTTGCGTCAGAAGCTTGAGACATAAATGGGAAAGTTTCTAAAACTGTTCCTGGAGTTCCTGTCCAGGCTCCATTTATGTCAATTACTGCAACATGCAATTCGTCGTTTGAACATGAACGCCCAGAAGCGTAGTCTGAAGTTCCTGGTGCTGCATCAAATTCGCTTGAATAGCCCCAACCATTAAATACCGTGCTATCTGCAGGGCATAAACTAACGGCTAAGGAATTTCCTAATACGCCTGGATATTTTGCAATCCATTCGTTGCCTGTTGTTGTTACGTCGTCTAAATGATCGCGATTTTTAACTAATAAACCACTAGTGCCTGAAGTAGCATTAAGCATACCTGTCGCCGCAGCGCGGACAGTTTTTAATGCATTACCATAGGTTAAAAAGCTAGCAGCTGTTAGAAAGTATTTCGCGGTGTTGTTATCTGGGGTGCCGAAGACCGCAGCAAGTTCCTTTTCAGAACCAACTGTACGAATCTCTTCAACCGGTCCCCAGTTGAATGCGCCAGCAAAACCACCAATAGATGTGGATACCGCTGGAATCACATTCGTCAAGTCAATCTCTTTGACTTGAACTCCTGGTGATACTTGAAAAGCCATTTTTATTCCTCTCCAAAAAAAGATTATAAGCTCGGGATATAATATGATGTCATGATACGATTATTTATTCACTCGATTATATTTATAAGATTAGTAAATTCCAGTGTTTACAGTCTCCCAGACCATACCACCTTCTCTCTCATATTTGTCTTCTCTACCATCTTCAAAGAATCCAACAGGAACAATTTCTTCTTCCATTGCTTTGATTCTTTCAGAATATAATAGAGACTTCATATCAATATCAGTAAGCTCTGCGAAAAATGCATTAGTTGAAAACCATCCAAATAGAACTAAATTCATTACTAGATCATCGTGATTACCAGTTGAAGCTTCATAAGAATTACCTCTTGCTTCAAATGTTGATAGTTCTAAAATAGTTTCTGCATCGTTTATTGTTAGTTTTCTTTGCTCAATTAAGTCTTTGATATTTGATGTACCAATACGCTTAATTTTACGAGTCATAGTAACACCAATTGAATTGGCTTTTACCGCTGACTCTACAAAAATATTTTCATACTCTAAATCATAATATAAACCATTACACACAACTGAGCCTTGGTCATTACTTTCAATCACAATGTATGCTTCATTATACATGTTAGCATATTTGTAAATAATGTCTGGAAATAGAAGAGGAGATATTTTATTATCCTGATAAACAGCAACTTGTTCAAAAGGCCTAACAGACATATCTATAATATTAAAAGTAGAATAGTCTTGTCCTCTACCTTTTGCAACATCTACAAACATCATATATTCATGAACTTCTTCAGGATCTTTATAAATCCTCATTTCAGTTGTAGATTTTATAGGCTTTTTAGCCTGCATTCCAAGCAATATTTCAGGAGCGATAAGAGTATTTCCAGTTCCATGAAAAGTATTTCCAAATTCTTGTTGAAATTGAAGTTCGGAAGTGTTATTAACTGTTTGTTGTTTCCAAGCTTCATCTCGGCCAGGAACATCCCACCAATCTACTCTAAATGGTCTATACTCATTTGTTTCTTGAACTGCGCCTTCCCAGATTTTATGGTAAACATTACCAACACCATTTGCAGTACTTGTAATAATAACTCTTGTACTTTCACCTGATGAAACAACTGGATAGGTTGATGTGTAAAACTCAGCATCATTTTCAACAAACGCAAATTCGTCAAGGAATAGTAGGTTAACTGACATACCACGAATAGAGGAACCAGATGTAGCAGCAGCAATAATACGAGAGTTATTAGAAAATTCTATTGAGCCTTTATTTAGTGCTTTACATCCAGGCTGCAAAAAGAAAGGAAGATTTTCAAGCATAAGAGTAACACGTTGAAGCATTTCCCTAGCAGTAGAACCTTTGTTAGCTAATACAGCAATGGTTTTTTCGGGATTAAAGATGGCATACCATAGAAGGTATCCTACAGATGAAATAGATTTACCTGATTGTCTACATGCTAAAACAATAGAAAATCTATTATCTTCGAAATGTTTAAACATTTTTTCTTGATAAGGATATAGGTCAAATGGAACTAAACCTTTATCAAGAGAGATTACTTTTAAATATGTTCTAGCAAAATATGCAGGATCTCTCATACATTTTGCGTATTCTTTTATTTCTTCTTGAGTCCACTCTTGCTCAACACCATCACGTTTTACATTAGGGTTACCAAGATAGCCTGCTTCGTTATTCTTCAGACTCAATGACATTTGCATCATCCATTTTTTTCAATAGCATTCTTTGTAGATCTGTTGAAGAACCTACATATACATTATTTTGTGTTAATTTAGATGGAAGCCCCTTAGAATCTTTGAGACGAACTTCTTTCTTTTTCTTTTGTAGTTCCATTAGACGATCTGCAATTTCTGCATTTTGTTTCATCATATTGGATAATACTTCAAAAGCACGAGGATGCTCAGACTCACGAGCTAATTCCATCATGAGATCTATTGCTTCATCGCCTTTTTCTGCTAAATTATAATATTTGCTTCGAGCAAAATCATAATCGTCATCTACGTCATCTTTATCATGCTTCATGGAGTAATTTCTCCGTCATCAACTTCATCTTTTCCAACAAGAGCATCTTCAATAACACCATTGGCATTAGTGCCATCTGCAACATATTCTTCAAGAAATCCAAATGGATCTTCTGCTGCAGAATTAATCATATCTACTTCAGATTTAAGAATAATCCCTCGTTGTTTTACTGGACCATAGAATTTTACTTTAAGTTCAAAGTCCAATGTATAGACAATAGCTCTACGAGACAAGAAATCGCCTTCATAGTCTTCAGCTAATCCTATACTTGATAATGTAATAGGTACATCAGATTTTATCCCGAGCTCTGGTACTTCATTAATAGTAATTGTATATTCTGGTTGAAAATACGGAATGATTTGTTCAATTACTTGCAAAGCATCATCTTGATTTTTTGCCATAATTGATAATTGAATACCCATATTATATGGAGCACTAGTGTAAATTGCATCTCTTGTAATACCAGATCCACGAACAATTTGATTCATTTTTGGCAATTTGGATGCTGCATCATATGCTAGTGAAGTAATTTCAAATGACATACGTGGTAATTTAATTGCTACTTTTGGATCTGTTAAAGAAGCCTGTGCTTCCAATCTTGCAAGAAACTTTTGCTTAGGTCCATAAGCTAATGGCACACGCATGATGTTTTTTACTTCGCCATCATTTCCTTTACGCAAAACTTTAATATCATTAAAGATAGTACCAAAGGCCGCAATAGTTCTTCTAATTGCTGCGTGATAAAAATGATCAGATAACATAATTAACCTCCGATCTCACCGAATGGGTTAGATTCAGAGAAATCAATAATTCCATCAGCTTCTACTTCAAATTCTTGGTTGCGTGATTGTGGATCGTTTAATGCTTTATTTGCAATTGGATCATCAATATTATAAACATCAGTTACTGTCCATTGAGCTCCAGAAGCAGTTCCATCAATAATGCTATTAGCAAATGTGTGATATTTTCCGTCAGTAGTGGCCCAACCAGTTACAAATAATTTTTTAGTTGTATCATCAACGGTTTCATAAGAAACAACTCTACCAGTAACATATTCGCCAGTAACGCCAATTTCCTGCTGAATAGTTTCGCCAATTGTAAACTCAGTTCCATTTGAACTATTAATGACGAGAACAAGTTGTTGTGATATATCTTCCATTACTGTATCGATATCAGAGATACCAGTTTGAATTTGCTCGCCAGAGTATTCAAACAATTCGCATTGTAATGTATATGTTGGAAGATTTGATAATTGATAGAATGGAGATTCATGTTCAACAAATCGAATCTCGAATAAAGATTGCGAAAGCGGAAGATATATTAAGTCGCCTTCGCTGGGTCTTAAATTATTAGTCCCTGCATTTTGAACGCCAATGTATTGATTCCATCGTTTCTTTGAAACAATAAAGTTGGCTTGGTCTCGAATCTCAACACCGAACTTAGAAAGTAAATTACCATCGCCTTCGAAACCATCAATATTTGAAATATACATTTCAATAATATAAGCA